CAGATCAAAACTATTACCTATGCATGGTGCTATGGGGCAGGTGATGAAAAGGTTGGCAGTATTGTCGGAAAGGGCAAAAAAGAGGGTGCAAGACTCAAACGAGAGTTTCTAAAGAAAACCCCTGCCCTTGATAAACTACGCAAAGCGGTCAGACAGAGCGCACTCCGTGGTTACCTAATTGGACTTGATAAAAGAAAGATGCCTGTTCGTAGTGAACACGCCGCGCTGAACACACTGCTTCAGGGCTGTGGAGCAATCATCTGTAAACGATGGGTTGTCGAGTTTCACAAGCTACTCAAAGAGCATGGCTACAAACAACAAAAAGATTACTGGCAAGCCGCCTTTGTCCATGACGAAGTTCAGGTAATTGTCAGAGAAGAAATAGGTGATGACATTGGAAGACTCTGTATTGAAGCAATCAAACGAGCGGGAGACTACTACGACTTCAGAATCCCTCTCGATGGCGAGTACAAACTCGGAAGAAACTGGGCTGAAACCCACTAAAGAGAATCGTAAGAAGTTTGATATTGACTTATCTTACGGTCACCTACACGAAGACCGCATCATAGATATGCTCCAGAACAAAAAGATAGAAGTGAAGACAGAGCGTGATATGTGGTCACGTACTGGTAACATAGCCATCGAATATGAGAGTTATGGTAAACCTAGTGGTGTCAACGCTACAGAAGCTGACTTCTGGTTTCATAACCTTGCTATCAAAGATGATGTTTACTGTACGTTGGTATTCTCTGTAGAAAACCTAAAGAAGATTGTTCACGGGTTGGATTACCACAAGAGCGTGAGCGGCGGTGATAACCATGCTTCCCGTATGTTTCTTGTAAATCTATCCAAGCTGTTCTCTACAGATACGCTAAAACTTTATAAGAACATATCCACTTTGGTATGAGGTACACACATGACAACATTACTTATAGACGGTGATATCATTGCATATCAGTCTGCGGCGGCTACAGAAGTAACTGTTGCTTGGGATGATGACCTGTGGACAGTCCATGGTTATGCGTCAGAAACAAACGCCCATGCAGACCAGACAATTACAAGGCTCATGGAAAAAGCAGATTGCTCTAGGTGTATCGTGATGCTCTCTAGTCGGAACAACTTCCGCAAAGAGCTAGACCCTGAGTACAAAGCCAACAGAGTAGGTAAGCGTAAGCCAGTTACATTGTCGGCAGTACGTGAGCATCTCTTTAACAACTACAAGGCCATGATTGGTGACCCTGTAGAAGCGGATGACTTGCTGGGAATCTTGCTTACTAAGAACCCTGAGAAGTACATCGTGTGGTCTATCGACAAAGACCTCAAGCAGATTGCTGGAAGACACCTTACTGATGACGGTGTTGTAACAATCACACAAGAAGAAGCTGACCGTGCCTTTTGGACGCAAGTTCTCACTGGTGATACTGCCGATAACTACAAAGGCATCTCAGGTGTTGGCCCAAAGACTGCGGAAAAGATTCTGGATGCTGATGACGGCAAGACCTATTGGCAGAAGGTTCTCACCGCATATGAGAAAGCAGGGCTGACCAAGAAGGATGCAGTCAAAACAGCAAGGCTTGCACATATCCTGACCAACGAAACTAAGAACACATTATGGAGTCCACCCAATGACTGATTACGGACGGATTATGCGTGAAATAGATGCAGAAAGGGAAGCACAGGATGTGGTCAACAGGCCCAAACACTACAACCAAAGCAGTATCGAATGCATTGAGGCAATCAAGGCGGCAACAGGTGATGGTTTTGAAGCCTATCTCCAAGGAAACATCCTCAAATACCTGTGGCGATACAAATATAAAAACGGGGTTCAAGACCTCAAAAAAGCCCAGTGGTACTTAAACAAATTAATAGAGGTGAAGAATGTCTGAGTTCGATAGTTACCAAAAGGAAGCACATAGCACAGCGGTTTACCCACCAGAGATGGGAATGGCGTACTGCGTCACTGGCCTGTGCGCTGAGACAGGTGAAGTAGCCGACAAGATTGCTAAGTATTATCGGGGCGATGGTGGCCTCGATGAACAGGGTCTGAAGAAAGAACTGGGGGATGTTCTCTGGTTCATTGCGGAGTTATCTACTCACCTTGGTTTTAACCTGAGTGAAGTAGCTCAACTAAATCTTACCAAACTAGCTGACCGAAAAAATAGAGATGCCCTCAAGGGTAGTGGGGATGAACGATAAATGGACTCATATCAACAATACATAGCTATATCAAAGTACGCACGGTTTATTGAATCAGAGGGTAGGCGAGAGACTTGGGAAGAGAGCGTAGATAGGTACATCAACTACTTCTCAGAAAAGTTTCCAATAGCAGAGAGCGAACTAAAGGAAGCGTCTAAATACATAAAAGAACTTGGTGTAGTCCCATCAATGAGGGCGATAATGACCGCTGGCCCTGCGTTAGACAGAGATAACATAGCTGGTTACAACTGTTCGTATCTTGCTGTAGATGACCCAAAGGCTTTCGATGAAACACTCTATGTTCTTATGTGTGGCACGGGAGTTGGTTATTCTGTAGAACGTGAGTTCGTTGAGAAACTACCTGAGATACCCGCAGACATTCACGACACAGATGAGGTTATCAAGGTCGAGGACAGTAAGATTGGATGGGCAAAGGGTCTACGTAAACTTATTGCTCGTTTATATGCTGGAGAGATTCCTAAGTGGGACTTATCAGGCATTCGTCCTGCTGGGGCTAGGCTGAAGGTGTTTGGTGGTAGAGCCTCTGGGCCTGACCCGCTTGAGAACTTGTTTCGGTTTACTGTCGGTGTCTTCAAGAAAGCCGCTGGTCGCAAACTAACTAGCCTTGAAGCACATGATATTATGTGTGCAGTTGCGGCGGCGGTAGTTGTTGGTGGTGTCAGACGGTCAGCAATGATTAGTCTATCTGACCTAGCTGATGACAGAATGCGCCATTGTAAATCAGGTAACTGGTGGGATGAGAACGTAAACCGCTCTTATGCAAACAACAGCGTTTCCTATACACGAAAGCCAGACATGGGTGCATTTCTACGTGAGTGGACATCATTGTACGATTCCAAGTCAGGTGAACGAGGAATCTTCAACCGTCAGGCGGCACAGGCACAAGCCAAGAAATCTGGTAGGCGTGACCCAGACCATGCGTTTGGCACGAACCCATGCGGAGAGATTTTGTTGAGGAGTATGCAAACTTGTAACCTCTCAGAAATTATTATCCGCCCAGAGGATACTGAGGAGACACTTACACATAAGGCATACATTGCGGCTCTTCTTGGTACGCTACAGTCAGCCCTTACTGATGTAAGATATCTGCGTAGCTCTTGGAAGAAGAATATGGAAGAAGAGAGACTTCTAGGCGTTAGCTTTACAGGTATTCTTGACAACCCACTAATGTATCAAGGCGAAGACTTGCCTGACAGACTTGAAAGACTAAAGGCTGTTGTAGTTGATACTAATAAGAAGTGGGCAGACAAGCTGGGAATCCAACAGTCTACTGCTACAACCTGTGTAAAGCCTAGTGGTACGGTTAGTCAGTTGGCTTCTGTAGCCTCTGGTATTCATCCAAGATACGCCAAACATTACATCCGCCGCGTTCGTGCAGACGTTAAAGACCCACTGGCTACGTGGATGATGGAAAGACAAATACCAAACGAAGTGGATACATACAATCCACTTAACCATGTGTTCTCATTTCCTATTGAGTCACCAGAAGACTGTATCACTCGCAATGATATGAGTGCGCTTGAACAGTTACACTTGTGGATGACTTACAGGACTCATTGGACAGAACACAATCCAAGCATAACCGTTTACGTTTCAGAAGAGGAGTGGTTTGATGTCGGGGCTTATGTTTACAAAAACTTTGATGATGTTGGCGGAGTATCATTCTTACCGCGAGAAGATGGGAGTCATTCATACGTACAAGCCCCCTACGAAGAAATATCGCATTTGCAATATGAAGAGATTAGTGCTAGGATGCCTACGGTTTCTTTCTCAGAATATCGTGAAGTAGATGATATGACGGTAGCTTCTCAGGAGCTTGCGTGTACGTCAGGTGCTTGCGAACTCTGAGCGAGTTAACCGTGGTTAACTATAGGGTCACCTTCGGGTGGCCCTTTTTTATTTATGGACATTATCGGGTTCACAGAAATATGCAAATTTTTACAGATACACCCCTAATTACAAAAGAAGCCCTTGAATACCTAAAACGACAGTTTCCCGACAGCTTACCAAAAGGTCAAGCGTGTACGGTTGAGCAGTTACGTTATCTTCAAGGACAACAAAGCGTTATCGAAAAGATACGCCAACTAACCGAATTTCCAGAAGACGAGGAAACATAATTATGTGCGTTGGCCCGTTCAAACCAAAAATGCCTAAAATGCCAGACCCCCCTGCCCCACCACCTAGCTCTGCCGCGAGTCCACTATCTAACAGTGATATCGACTTTAGTGCAGTTGACACAACGTCTGGGCAACTAAAGAAAAAGAAACGTGGAAAGGGTATGTTTAAAATACCACTTCAGAATAGCGTAAATCTAAGCAGTATGGGTGGCACTGGGCTAAACATACCGAAAGGGAAAAGCTAATGTGTGTTGGCCCATTGAAACCAAAAAAGAAAAAGGTCACTTATTCAAGTGCCTCTGCTGTACAATCCGCTGGTGCTTCTGGCCCTTTAAGCATTGCAGAGCAAGCAAATCCCACAGCTTCAGTAACTAAAAAAAGAATTAGAAAAGGTAAAAAACAGTTCAGAGTTACTTTGAATAACAACGGCATCTCTGTCGGAGGCCAAGGTGGGGCTGGCCTAAATATACCTAAGTAATTCTTGGAGATATCCTTATGCACATGGAAAACAATAAGTCCGTTGCTGGTCGGTATTCTCAGCTTGAATCACACAGACATTCATTTCTTGAACGTGCTAGGGACGCTTCAGAACTAACAATACCTACCCTTATTCCACCATCAGGGCATACTGGCAGTACCATTTACAAGACCCCCTACCAATCAGTAGGTGCGAGGGGTGTAAACAACCTAGCTAGTAAGTTACTGATGGCACTCCTACCGCCTAACTCCCCATTCTTCAGGTTATCTATTGATGATTTTGATATTGAATCAATGGCTGGTAAGGACGCCCGTGGTGCAGTTGAAGAAGCCCTTGCCCGAATAGAACGGGCTGGTATGCAAGAAATTGAAGGTTCAGCAGTTCGTGTGCCTATACACGAGGCACTAAAGCAACTTATTGTTGCTGGTAACTCGCTGATATACCTACCAAAAGAAGGTGGTATGAAAGTATTTCGCATTGACCGTTACGTTGTTAAACGTGACACAATGGGCAATGTTATGGAGATTATCACCAAGGAGTCTGTGTCACCCCTGATGCTACCTAAAGAAGCACAGGAGATGCTAAGTCAGTCTGAAGATTACAACCAGACTGATACACACACCAAATCATTAGACCTTTACACATATGTATGTCGTAAAGAAAATAAATTTGAGGTACACCAAGAGGTTATGGGATTTGAGATTCCTTCAAGCAGAGGAACTTACCCGTTAGACCGTGTACCCTTCGTACCCCTACGCCTAACCAGAATTGACGGTGAGGATTATGGAAGGGGGTATGTCGAAGAGTATATAGGTGACTTACGAAGCCTTGAAGCTCTCACTAGAGCTATCGTTGAAGGTTCTGCCGCGTCATCAAAAGTATTATTCTTGGTTCGTCCCAACGGAACAACCAAACAAGCTACCCTTGCTCAAGCACCTAACGGGGCTATCGTACAGGGGGATGCTAATGATGTAACAACCCTACAGGTACAAAAGTACAATGACTTTAGGGTTGCACAGGAAACTGCGCTCCGTATTACAGAGAGATTGCAGTTTGCTTTCCTACTCAACAGCGCAGTCCAGCGTAATGCTGAACGTGTGACTGCTGAAGAAGTTCGCTATATGGCACAGGAGCTAGAGACTGCTCTTGGTGGTGTCTACAGTATTCTATCCCAAGAGTTTCAATTACCTCTAGTCAAGCTGTTGCTGGCCCGTCTTGAACGCACAGGCAAAATGCCAAAGATGCCAAAAGATGCAGTTAAGCCACAGATTGTTACAGGAATTGAGGCACTAGGTCGTGGGCAAGACTTAAACAAGCTATCCCAATTCCTACAGATGCTACAGCCCCTTGGCCCACAGATTATAGCACAAAACCTAAATGTTGATGATTACATTGACCGACTAGGAGCTTCTCTTGGTATTGACACTGGTGGTCTAGTAAAAACTCTAGAACAAAAGGCGCAAGAACAACAAGCTGTGCAAATGGCTCAAGAGCAAGCATTAACACAACAGACAATGGGTAAGATGGCTGAACGTGCCGCCCCTGAGATTGTCGGGCAGATGATGAATCAACCAAGCGAAGAAGAGACAGTGTAATGGTTGACGTACTTAATACGCATCAAGAGCAACCGCCTGAAGACCCCAACTACGTTAAGGAAATGGTTGAAAAGGCGGAAGGTCTTAATAATACCTCTGAGGAACGCCCTGAGTGGCTACCTGAGAAGTTTAAGTCCCCTCAAGATATGGCAGATGCCTATACAAATCTTGAGAGGCAATTTCACGAACAGAACGAATCTGGCGAAGAAACAGATAGTTCTATTGATGACATGGAAACCGATGAAGTTCAAGAATACCTAACTGAAAATGGTATTGACTTTGAGTCTATGTCTAACTCCTTCTGGGAAGAAGGTGGTTTATCTGATGAGGAATATGATACCCTTGAACAAGCTGGTATCCCCTCAGATGTAGTAGACCAATTTATTGACGGACAGATGGCTATTATGGAGTCAACCCGCCAACAAGCATTCAATGTCGTTGGTAGCGAAGAGAGCTACAACGAGATGATGGAGTGGGCGGCTACAACGCTATCTGAAGCAGACCAAGAAGCCTTCAACTCAGCCGTTGACAGTGGCGATATGGGTACAGCAATGTTTGCTATTGAAGGTCTTGCCGCTCGTTACCGTTCCGAAGCTGGTGTCGAACCCAACTTAGTTGGTGGCGAACCATCCAGTAATTCAGTAGGGGCTTTCAGCAGTCTAGCAGAATTAACGTCTGCTATGTCTGACCCAAGGTACGAGAAAGACTCTGCATATCGTGACCAAGTAGCTCGTAGGTTACAACAGTCTTCGATATTCTAACACTGTCTCCAAATACTAAGAGGGGTGGGATTTATTCTCACCTCTTTTTTATACACAAAGCCACAACACATGAACGAATACCCCCCTGACCCCTTGCGAGGGACAATCTTGTCGGAGAAAGGGAGTGAGAAGAGGCTGAGTGGTCATAACAACTAACTAAATCACAACACTAATGAAGGAGAGATTACGATGGCTATGCAAGGCGCATCTAATCCAGCCTATGACGTATCCCGTTTAGGCCAAACTAACCTCGCTGGTGATGTGCGTGATTTGTTCTTGAAGCTCTATGCTGGTGAGATTCTTACTAGCTTTGAAGCTAAGAATGTAATGATGCCGCTCATTCGGACTCGCACAATCACTAAGGGGAAGTCAGCATCATTTCCGATGCTTGGACGCACAACCGCTGAGTACCATACCCCTGGAAATGAAATTACAGGTGGTCAGGTACGTGCCTCAGAACGTATCGTAACTATTGATGACTTGCTCATCTCTAGCCAATTCATCACAAACATTGATGAAGCGATTAACCACTACGATGTTCGCTCTACTTACTCTAAGGAAGCTGGTATTGCACTGGCTACTGAAGCAGATAAGAACATCCTTCGGACGGCTCTAAAGGCCGCTCTTTCAACCAACGCTACCCGTGCCGCCGCACTGGTACAGGACTACAAAGCGTTCACTGAAGAAGACTTTACTGATAATATTACTATCGGTTCTGGTAACGCCGCTGACATTATTGACCCAGCGAAGATTGCTAAGTCTATCTTTGACGCTAAGAAAGAGTTTGATAAGAAGAACGTAGGTTACGAAAGCGGTGCAGTAGTTGTACTTCCACCAGACCAGTATTACGCTCTGCTTGACGTTACTGATGGTAACAAGCTGACATACATGAACCGCGACTTCGGTGGCAATGGTTCTGTAGCATCTGGCGTTGTTCCATCAATCGCTGGTATGCCAGTAGTCATGTCTAACCACCTTGTAACCGCAGACCTGATTGAAACAGGTTCAACCAACAAGGGTCAGTCAAAGGGCAACCGTCCGTTGGCTAACACTGCTGGTTCAGGCCGTACTACAGCATACGACATCACTAACGTAACAACTGACGGCGTTAACCTTGTTGACCTTGCCGCGAAAGTTCGTGGTCTTATTATGACCCGTGACGCAGTTGCTACTGTTAAGTTGATGGACTTGGGCGTTGAGTCTGAGTACCAAATTAACCGTCAAGGCACATTAATGGTTGCTAAGTACGCGATGGGTCATAACGTCCTTCGCCCTGCTTGTGCAATCGCATTGATGACTGCATAGGGCAGTTAACCACGGTTAACTCAAAATCTAGGGGGTTCTCCATTCGTTTGGGGGACTCCCTTTTTTTCGTTTTACAGAGGGTACAATGAGTACAGCAACGAAACGTGACCCAAAGAAATGGGCGGCGGCTAAAGCTAGAGCAAAGGCAAAGATGGGTGGTAAGCACTCAGCCCGTGCCATGCAGTTAGCTGTTAAATACTACAAAGACTCTGGCGGTACTTATTCTGGGCCTAAGAAATCAGAAAACAAGTTAAGCAAATGGAGCAAACAGGATTGGCAATATGCTGGTAAAAAAGGTGAGTCCCGTTATCTACCCAAAAAGGCGATTGCGTCCCTTTCACCATCAGAGAGGGCGGCAACAAATCGAAAGAAGCGAGAAGACACCGCCAAGGGAAAACAATTTTCCAAGCAACCAAAATCTATCGCCAACAAAACACGAAGATATCGGAGAGCTTAATGACAAAAGCAGAACTTGACGCATACAGAAAGCGCAACGGTCATTTCCATAAGTCTGACCCGCGCCACCCTATGAACAAAGAAACCAATAGGCCACCAGCATCAAGCCAAAAGAAAACAAGAAAATATAGGAAGGCTTAGTCATGCCAGAACTAGATGGAAAAAAATTCAGCTACGACAAAGAGGGCAAAAAAGACTTTATGGAAGCTCTTAGAGAAAAGAGAGCTAAAGACTCTGCCAAAGAAAAAACAGCAAGAAAAGCGGCTGAAACTAATAAAAAGAAGGGTAGGACAGATAGTGCTTCCCCAGAGAAGACAGACCCAAAACCACAGCGGAAATACAAAAAACCAAGTAAACCCACTAAGAGGAGCATGATGACAAAACGTGCGCCTAGAATTAAGCGTGGTTTACTCGTTCGTAAATACACGAAAAAGAAAAAGGCTTACTGATGGCTAGTTCACCCGCTTGGACTAGAAAGGCTGGACAGAACCCAAAAGGCGGATTGAACGCCAAAGGTCGTGCGTCATACAAAGCTCAGACAGGGGGTACGCTAAAAGCTCCTGTAAAAAAGTCTGCAAAGACACCAGAGGAGAAAAGACGCAAGGGTTCGTTTCTAGTTCGTATGGGGTCAGCCGCTGGGCCACTAATGAAAGACGGGAAGAAGACACGTTTGAAGCTCTCGCTAGAGGCATGGGGTCACTTTGGTGACAAAGCCTCTGCCGTAGCCAAGGGTCGTAGAATACTTGCCGCTTACAAAAACATGAAAATTAAGAAAAAGAAGAAGAGGATGGCGTAATGGCACTTACAGCTACTACGAAACTAGAGGCCGTTAACACGCTTCTAAGTTCTATTGGTGAAGCACCCGTAAACTCTCTTACCTCTGGTCTTGTTGATGCTGAGTTAGCCGAAACTATTCTTGATTCTACAAGTCGAGAAGTACAATCACAGGGTTGGTCGTTTAACACTGACCTAAAGAAGTCTTTCACCCCAGATTCCACAAACCAAATAAACATACCAGATAACGTACTGCGTCTTGATATGGCGCAAGACCGCACAGCCACACTTGATGTAGTTCAACGCGGCAGTAGGCTATACAACCGCGCAACTAACAGTTTCTTCTTTTCTACAGATGTAACTGAAGTCTCGATGAACGCTGTTGTACTCCTCGATTTTACTGACTTACCAGAGGCCGCAAGGCGTTACATAACACTCAAAGCCGCCCGTGTATTTCAAGACAGGGTTGTTGGTTCGGCTGAGTTACATGGCTACCAGCAACGGGATGAGTTACTTGCAAAAGTAGAGCTAGATGATGCTGAAGGGCAAGTAAACGATAATACTATATTTGATAACTTATCGGTCTACTACATTGTAGATAGATTAGGTGGAAGGGTACTCTAAGATGGCCTTAATCTCTGCTTCGATACCAAACCTCATCAATGGGGTGTCACAACAACCACCGTCACTCCGTTTGAACACACAAGCAGAGTTACAAGAAAACGGTCTGTCTACTGTGGTAAACGGGCTAGAGAAACGTCCAGCCACACAGCATATTGCCACACTAGCTAACGTACCAGCAAACATAGATTCAGGTTTTATCCACACAATCCGTAGAGATGAGTCTGAGTTTTACACCCTGATAATTACATCAGGTTCGCTGAAGGTGTATGATGCTGTGGGCGTAGAACAGACAGTTACATCTACCCCTGCTACTGCAATTAATTATCTTAGTGGATTGACTGACCCTTCTACACAGATATCAGCCACTACTATTGCTGACTACACCTTCATTGTTAACAAGACAAAAGTAGTTGCAAAAGATACAAGCAACCTCACACCAGCTAGACCTGAAGAGGCTATGTTTTATTGTAAGCAGGGTGATTACAAAACCGACTTTACAATTAAAGTAATTTACAACGGTACGACATATACATCTACAAAGCAAACGCTAGATAGTTCTAACGCGGCTAACCAAGCGGATGTACGTACTAATAAAATTATGACTGACCTTGAGAGTGGTCTTACTTTACCCGCTGGGTTTACTAAAGAGCTATTAGATAACGTCCTGTATATTAAACGAGATGACGGTGCGGCCTTTGATGTAGAGGCTACTGACTCTCGCGGCGATACCTTTTTGTTAGCTTTTAAAGGACAAACATCTGACTTTAAAAAATTACCTCCAAAGGGAAAGGAAGGTTTTCTTGTTGAAGTTGTAGGTGACAACAATAAGAACCAAGATAACTACTATGTTCAGTTTCAAGACCCTGATGGCAACGGTCAGTTAGTCTGGAAAGAAGTAGCCGCGCCTTCCATAGAAAAGCAGTTTGATGTTACTACTATGCCTCACCAGCTTATCCGTAATGCTAACGGTACTTTTACTTTTCAACCTGCCAGTTGGAGCGAGAGAAAAGCTGGGGATGATGACACCAACCCATTCCCCTCGTTTGTTGGTTACAAGCTCAATGACCTATTCTTTCACAGAAACAGACTAGGTTTTCTGTCTGAAGAAAACGTCATAATGTCAGAGGTTAGCTCGTTCTTTAACTTCTTTCAAAACACAGTACTTACTCTGGTAGACTCTGCACCCATTGATGTTTCAGTATCTAACAATCAAGTGTCCATTCTGAAACACGCTGTTCCTTTCTCTGAGCAACTATTGCTCTTTTCAGACCTCACACAGTTTAAGATGTCTGCCGATGACCTACTTGCTCCTGATACAGTATCTATTGATGTTACTACTCAGTTTGAAGCAAGCCTACGTTCAAAACCCGTAGGGGCTGGTAAGTATGTTTTCTTCTCAACAAAACGTGGTAGTTTCTCAGGTGTTCGTGAATACTTTGTAGATGTAAATGCTGAGACTAATGATGCGGCGGATGTAACTGCACACGTACCAGATTATATCTCTGGTGAGATTATAAAACTATCGGCATCTTCAAATGAAGATATGCTTGCCTGTCTTACGTCCACCAACAAAACTACTATTTACGTGTATAAGTATTACTGGAGTGGACAAGAGAAACTACAGTCATCTTGGTCTTCTTGGGTGTTTGGTGGAGAGGTATTGAACCTCGACTTCAACAAGTCTGAAATCTACATGATTATAAAGAGAGGCTCTACAGTCTGTCTTGAAAAAATAGATTTGTCAGTTGATACATCAGTGACCGTAATGGACAACAGCCATCCAGTACTGTTGGATAGACGGGTCAAGTTAAACACTGGTGGTACTACCACCCTACCCTACACAGACTCTAATGCAATCTACGTGAGACAAGATGGGCAGACAATCCCAGCGTCTGACCTTGCCTCTACATTAGCCGCAGGGAAGGTTGTGTATGCTGGCATTCCTTATACATTTAAGTATAAGTTTTCAGAACAAGTTATAAAGAACAATGACTCGCCAGTTACTATAGGTAGATTACAACTCCGCAACTGGAACATTGTGTTTAACGATAGTGGGTTCTTCAAGGCAAAAGTTACACCTCTCAGGCGTACAACCAATATCACCACATTTACAGGTCGCAACCTTGGTAGCGTTAACAACTTAATCGGTACAGTATCTATTGATAGCGGAACATTTTCTTTTCCTGTTCTGTCCAATTCAACGGCAGTAGATATCGAACTTGAGAACGATAGTTTCTTACCATCGACTTTTCAGTCGGCTGAGTGGGAAGGTTTCTACCACGAGCGTTCCAAAAGGATATAAATGCATGGCTTACTATCGCCCGTCAAAGTACGGGGACTGTAAGGTACTTGCACCTAACCTCAGATATTCAGACAAAAGAGAAGTGTGGGCTTCACACGGTCTTAGACCCTTGAAAGCCTTACAATTCTCTTTTTTGCTGTCTCAGGAGTGCAATACCATCATAGGTAATAAAGAGGACATTATAGGTATGTTCGGCGTTAACAACATGGGAAACATAGGTGTCCCATGGATGCTGGCAAGTGATGGTCTATACGAACCAAGTACGGTTCGGAAGTTCGTCAAAGTAAGTAGAGAATGGGTAAGCAAAACACAAAATAGATACCCTATTCTTGTAAACTACGTTGCCAAAGAAAATCAGAAGACCATCAAGTGGCTTCGGTTTCTTGGGTTTACCTTTACCAATTTAATCGAAAACTATGGGGTAAACCCACAACCATTTTATGAATTTATAAGAATTAGGAGTTAGCCAAATGTGTTTTGTTGAA